ATCGTAAAGGATAACGTAGGATTCGGAGAATGGGATTGGGATATCCTCGCAAACGAATGGGACGCAACCCAACTCGAAGAATGGGGTCTCGATGTATGGCAACCCGAAGAAGAAGAGCAAGAAGGATTGACCGACCCCGACGAAGTACCCGAAGCACCGGAAGAGCCGAAGACCAAACTCGGAGACCTCTATATCTTGGGAGACCATCGTTTGCTTTGTGGGGACTCCACGAAAGCGGAGGACGTGGAGAAGCTAATGAACGGAGAGAAGGCCGATTGTGTTTGGACAGACCCACCCTACGGAATGAATGCTGTTTCTAAGAGTGGAGTTCTTTCGAAAAATTACAGCGGAGATATATTAGGAGACGATACACCCGAAGTCGCAAGAACCGCTTTTCCTTTATGGGGCGCACAGGTTCAGTTTTGGTTTGGAGCAAACTATTATCCCGAATGTTTACCAAGTTCAGGGTGTTGGGTTGTCTGGGACAAGAACAACGGAGGCTCTGACCAAGCCGATGCAGAGCTATGTTGGACAAATCAAAAAGGAGTAGTCCGTATATACAAACAAGCCTCTGAAAAAAGAAACCGAGTACACCCAACTCAGAAACCTTTTGAATTGGTTGAATGGTGTTTGAGTCGATGGGACGCGGGAACACTTATCGCAGACCCGTTTGCAGGAAGCGGAGTGGCATTTATAGCCGCAGAGAAGACAGGGCGCAAATGTTACGGGATGGAATTAGACCCCAAATATTGCGATGTCATCGTAAAGCGATGGGAGGATTTCACAGGTAAAAAGGCAGAGTTATGGAAGCAGTAAAATTAGACGAATTGAACACCCCTAAAAAGGAGGCAATGATTGAAGCTCTCGAGAAGTCGTTGGGCATCGTTTCAACGGCTGTAAAGATGGCGGGTATATCTCGCGGCACTCATTACAACTGGCTAAAAGAAGATACCGATTACAAGAAGGCGGTCGACTCTATTCAGGACGGCGTTCTCGACTTCGCAGAATCGCACCTCTATAAACTCGTGAAGGAAGGCAACCCCGCCGCGACTATCTTCTTTCTAAAGACCAAAGGCAAGAAGCGCGGATATATCGAACGGCAAGAGATAGAAGTACAAGAGAAGAAGCCGCTCTCGTGGTTGGATGAGTAAACTCGCGGCAACATATTACCACGTCAAAGAATCAAAGGCAAAGATTCAAGTCCATCAAGGCGGAAGTCGTAGCGGAAAGACTTTCAGTATCCTCACGGCTCTCATAGAGCTTTGTCACAAGAACAGCGGCCTCGTCATTACCATATGCCGGAAGACATTCCCAGCACTTCGTGCCACATCGATGCGGGACTTCTTTGAGATACTCAACCGGGAGGATATATACAACCCCGACCTCCACAACAAGAGCGACGCGACCTATCAACTGTGGGGGAATATGGTCGAGTTCATCAGCATCGACCAACCGCAGAAGGTAAGAGGACGAAAGCGAGACGTTCTCTTCATCAACGAAGCCAACGAGATAAACCTCGAAGACTGGCGACAACTCCTCCTCCGAACCACGGGGAAAGTATTAATCGACTACAACCCCTCAGACGAATTCCATTGGATCTATGACGAAGTTATCCCAAGAGAAGACGCGGCGTTCTTTCAGACCACGTACCAAGACAACCCCTTCCTCCCTCAAAGTGTGGTCATGGAGATTGAACGCTTCAAAGAAGCAGATGAAAACTTCTGGAGGGTCTACGGACTCGGAGAACGAGGGGCATCACAAGCGACCGTCTTCACCCATTGGAAAGAAATAGATCAAGTACCAAATGAATACAAACTCCTCAACATCGGGCTCGACTTCGGATATACGAACGACCCCACCGCCATCGTCCGAGTCTACACCGACGGCCACGGGTTCGCCGTCGACGAACTCTGCTACGCAACGCGCCTCACTAATTCGGATATATCAAAAGTGCTCCGAGATAATCAAGTCAATCGATCGGATGTTATCATCTGTGACTCTGCTGAACCAAAGAGCATCGACGAGATACACGCTCACGGATTCAATACTCACGGAGCAAGAAAGGGAAAAGATTCGGTTAAAAATGGAATCCAATTCCTCCATTCGAGACCGCTTCTTGTCACGGCTCGGAGTGTGAACGTCATTAAGGAGCTACGCAATTACAAATGGAAGGAGGACAAGAACGGGAAGCAACTCAATGAACCCGTCGACTCATTCAATCACGCTATTGACGCGATGCGCTACGCGATTACCTTTAACCAAACGAACCCGAACTTCGGCTCTTATGCTATCGGGTAAGGAAACCAAACGATAAAAGTTATTTAAACGATGGAACTACGCCTCCCGCATAAATGGTCTGATCTTACGCTTGGAGAACTCCAGGTTATTATGACGAGCGAAAACCAAATCGAACGGCTCTCCGTTTGTACGGGCAAGAGCGAAGATAAACTCCGGGCAATGCCTCAGAAGCTCATAGAAGCCGCTACGGAGCATATCGATAAACTCTTAACCCAAGAGACCGCGCGCTTCGAGAAAGTCGTTCAAATGGACGGAAAACGATTCGGCTTTATTCCCGATTGGGATGCTTTTACGGCGGGCGAATGGATCGACCTCGAAACGTACCTCGAAGATTTTTGGAAGAACGCTCATAAGGTTATGGCGGTTCTCTTCCGAGAGGTGACCTACGAACTCGGAGAGAAATACGAAATCAAGAAGTACACCGCCAAAGAAGACGCTTCTATCTTTGAAGAGATGCCCGCTGACCTCGTATCGGGTACGTTGCTTTTTTTTTGGACTACCAGAAACGAACTGCTTCACAATATGAAGTCCTCTTTACTGGAGGTAGCGGGGGAAGCGATCCGGTTGGCGAAAAATGGGGATGGTATCACATCCTCTACGCCCTCTCCGGAGAAGACCTCCTCAAGGTGGACTCGGTTACGGAGCTTCCTATTCAAGTCGTCTTCCAACATCTCAGCTATTTAAAAGACAGAGCCGCACATGATCACGTTCAATAACATAGTCGAACGCTTCGAAATATTCGCAGAGAATCATTTCTTTATCAAGACCTTTTCTTTTGGGTCTCCTGACGATGCCGACCTCTCGAAGTTTACCGACTTCCCTCTCATGCATCTCGTATATACGGGAGCCAACTACGACGCAGGAACGAAGACCTACAACATCGAGGTATATATCCTTGACGTACCCGCAGACAAGACAGATAAAGTAGAACGACAGAAAGAAGTGGTCTCCGATGCAGAGCAATGCGCCGAGGACATTATCGCCGACATTAAGAACGGCGGGAATATCTTCCTCTTCGCTCAAGATTACGAGGTCGTAAACGCTACGACAACACCACTCGAAGAAGAGACAAAGAATGTCCTCTCCGGAGTGCTCTTGGATTTGTCAGTTGCGATCCCTTACGAGTGGGATGCTTGCAACGCTCCAATCGACGGAGTAGAGCCGGGAGGAACGGAAGTCACGTATGCACGGCGTGGGGTGCTACGTATGCTCACGATTGACGGGACGACCGACGTTCAAAGCGTCCGAACGATTAACGTCACGAACGGCACTCTTACCGATGACGGAGACGGAGTTGTGACTTTGGACACAGGAGGCGCGGAGACACTCAACGACCTCACCGACGTAGATACCACAGGCGTAACGGATGGACAAGTATTGAAGTACGATGACGCTTCGGGTGAATGGCTACCAGGTAACGATCAGAGCGCGACGAGCCTCGGCAACTTGGACGACGTTTCAATCGTCACACCCGCCAACCGTGAAGCCCTTATTTATGACGGGAGCGAATGGGTCAACGACACCGTAGCCAAAGGAGATATAGGACTGGGAAACGTTGACAATACGAGCGACGCAGATAAGCCCGTCTCTACGGCTACGCAAACGGCACTTAATGCCAAAGCGAACACGGCCGACGTTCCTACTTCGTTGAACGACTTGAGCGACGTTTCGATAGTAGGAACACCCACCGGAAACCAAGCGCTTATATACGACGCGACAGCGAACGCATTTAAATCGCAGGTGAGTTATACCAACCGTTTCGAAGACGAGGTCGAAACTGGGAAAGAAATGCCTACGATATTTGCCGAACGTGCTTACTCGGTAAAGTCGGAGGGCGACGGCACTTTCATCGATCCCGAAAGCGACACGCCAGCGGCGGGCAAAGTAATCGTGCGGAAGATTTACCACAAGACGGGATTCATTACAGACGCGGACGTAATCGGGGACTACACTTTGATCCACACCTTCGCCGATGATACCGCTTACGCGGATACCG